CCTGGTTCAACTCCCTCGCGCTTTCCGGCCAGTCAGAATGGTATGAGGCAAGCGACTGGGCCACAGCCGTAGCGGCCGCACAGGCTTATGATATGTGGCTCCGGACCCAGAGTCCAGGCATTCTGTCCCAGTTCGTCCGGCTCTCGGAACGCCTAGGCGCTACCGTTATGGACCGGAGGCGAAGCGGGATGGAGCTTGACGACCCAGAGCACTCCGACGCGGACGAGGAAGCCGCAGACAACGCAGTAAAGGACTGGCATCTTCGGCTAGTCAAATAGAAAGGGAAGAGAATGGCCTCAAAGGGATACACCGCGACGGCGACCGGCCCAGTCGCCGGACCTCTCGACGCGGGAGCCGGTAAGACGTACCGACAGCTCAATATGCGCGTAATGGCCGCGAATGACGCGGTTGTGGCGCTAGAGACGAGCCCGGACAACACAACCTGGACGGAGCAGTGCCGGGTTACCGGAGGCCAGTTTGGTAACTGGTGCTATGCCGGCTCCAACCACGCGCGGAGGTATTCCAGGGTCAACGTTATCGGCCTTGGTACTGGCGGCACAAACGCCTCTGCCGTAATCTCCTACTACTAGGCGGCAATTATGCCTGTCAAGCACCAGCCCAAGGGAAGTCCCAAGGGAGGTCAGTTCGCACCGGGAGGTGGCGGCGGTGGCGGAGGAGCCGGAGCCCGGCCGACCCCATCGAACCAGAACCCAGTCGGAATGGGCGAGCGAGGCCAGCGTGTCAAGGACCTCCAGGCCCGGCTCAATGCTATGGGCGCGCACCTCGCGGTTGACGGCCAGTTCGGCCCGGCTACGCTCGCGGCTGTCCGTGCGCTCCAGAAAAAGTACGGCCTAAAGGTCGATGGCCTTGTGGGGCCCAAGACAACGGCCGCTCTCCGGGGCCAGTCACAGGGACGGCTTAAGCAAAAGAACCTCAAGAAGATTCACCAGAAGAGGAAGTCCGGGACAACTAGGCCGTCCGCGCCGAAGCCCGCTCCTACATCCAAGCCGTCCGCGCCTGCCCCAAAGCCCACGTCCGCCAATAACCCATACGCTGGAGGAATCACCGGCCGTGCCTAGGCACGACGTTAGCCGCGAGCTACGGGACCCACACGGACAGTGGACCCGTGGCGGCGCAGCGCTCCGTCGTATGGTCCAGGAGGCCGTCGATTCCCAGTCACATGAGGCCGTCCTCGCGAAGGTCCAGGCGATCCCGGAAGGCCAGGGAAAGAACATTGGCGGCCACTGGGTAGACCGTCCGGCCTCCGAAGGCCATAAGTACCGCGTCAAGCTCAAGACGGCCGATAAGGGTAAGCGTGACGCAAAGGTCTATGCGAGCCCGGAGGAAGCCGCTAGAGCGATCCACGCGGGTACCCACGGCCCTACCGTCGAGACGGCTCCGGGCTCGCCTCCTAGCGCTCCTCCGCGCCGCGAGGTGCCTAGCGGCAGGGCTCCGTTCACCGGCCGCTGGAATGTCGATAACGAGCACGTCAAGGGAAGCCCGGAACACACCTTTAACCGGCTGATGGATAATGGCGTTAATTCGATGCCGGCCAAGCGAATGGTCGCCCAGGCTTATCAGGAGGGAAAGTCCGACGTTGTTGAGGGACTGGTCGTCCATTATGATAAGTCCACCGACAAGTACAGCGTCCACGTATTTGTGCCGCCAAAGCCCAAGACTGAGGGAACGTTCCGGGAGGCCGTCAGTACCGGAGGAGTCCACCATCCGAAGTCGCTTGAGGTTGCCGTCCGGGCGAGTGTTGAAGACAAGAAGCGGATGCGGCAGCAGGTTCTTAAGGCGACTACCAAGCAGGCAGAGATAACTCCGGACCTTGTGAGCCGGACGGACATTACGGTTACGCGGGCTCCACACGGGCACAAGGGAACCTCGACGCTTGCGTCGCATACGGGCCAGGGGAATACGCTCCACGTCAAGCCGGAAGTCCTTATTGGAAACAATGCCGATAACGTCCTCAAGTACCAGGTTGATAATGGATGGTGGGTGCCGACCGATAATAGTCATGACCTCTCGATGAATGTCAACACCCACGAATTCGGGCACGGTACGCACGGCGAGCTAAACCGCCTTGGCGTCCTGAAGGCTAACCGGAATAATGCGACTATTCATGATGAGGAGGAAGCTCAGTTCTGGCACGGGCTTGCTGAGGCAATGGGAGCCCGGCCTCCGCGACCCGGTTTCAAGGATAGCTCTGGACGGCCCGGATTCAATATCGCTCACTGGCACTCTGAGAACAAGAGCGTTATTGAGAAGAAGGTATCCCGGTATTCAGGGACCAATATGAATGAGATGATTGCGGAGCTATGGACCGAATACCGGCTCAGTTCGCATCCGCGTCCTCCGGCTAAGTATTTTGGGGATTATGTTACCAAGTATCTAAAGCTCCACGAACAACTCGTTGCCTAGGAGGGAATTATGACTAGCCGACTCGCGCCCGGAAGCCCGCCACTCACCAAGGATGGTCCGGCAGAGTCCGGGCCGATAGCCGACTCCGAATGGGAGGAGCTTGACAATCCGGGCGAAGAGGAGCAGGTCAAGGCGAACCTTACCAAGATAGCGAAGGCGAAGAGGAGTACAAAGAAGTGACAGTTAGCCCGGAGCCGCAAGCCGGTAAGGCAGATATCATCGCCATTGCCGGGCAGACTGCGGGCTGGTTTGTGGACTTCGGCGCTGGGGATACCCGCGAGGTTGTCTGCTGGGGACTCATCTCGGATTACTCCGGAGGAGTGCCGATGGTATTCAATCCCACGACCGGGAGGCTGATTCCTGCCGAACTAGTGAAGACTGGGTACCGTCTCATTCATTCGACGGGTCCTGCTATAGCCGACGCTATAGCTACCCTGCTTGAGAAGGTAACTACTCCGACTGTCGGAGAGGTATTCAGCCTTGGCGGGTTCTATAGCCGGAAGACCGTATATCAGATTGCTGATCCCGGAGCTGTCTATTCAGGAAAGGTGGAAGGCTCGACGGACGGTGAGACGTGGACCGAATTCTGTACGCTAGGGACCAGCGCGGCACAAATGGGATCATACGTCCAGATGACAATTCATTATGTTCGCGCGACTATTGATAGTATTTCCGGAGGAGCCGTGACGGTTAGGATGGCCTGGTCTTGATAAACCTTCCCGCTCCGCGCGACCGGCTGGTGACTCTACCGGACGGAGTGCCAGAGATCACGCTTGGATGGGAAGGGATTCACTGGGCCTCAAAATACCTTAGGCAGCCGGACGGCCCGAATGCGGGAAAGCGCTGGGAGTTTATCGAGTCCCAGGTGCGGTTCATTCTTTGGTGGTATGCGCTTAACGAGGACGGCCGCTGGCTTTACTATCACGGGGTGCGGCGATGGGCCAAGGGAGCGGGTAAGTCGCCGTTTGCGGCCGTCCTCAGCATGATTGAACTCCTCGCTCCGGTTCGGCTCGCGCGGTTCGACCCGTCCGTGATTGGCGGCTGTGTGGGCCGGAAGGTCGGGATGCCGCTCGTCCAGATTGGCGCTACGAGCCACGACCAGGCCAATATTAATACCATGCGAATGGTCCGGGCTCTATTGCCCAAGGGCTCGAGAATTTTGAGAGATTACGACGTTGAGGCCGGGAAGACAATCTTCCACGTTCCCGGTGGTGGCCAGCTAATGGTAATTACCTCTAGCCCGACAACCGAGGAAGGCGCACTCACGACGTTCGCGATCCTCGACCAGACGGAATCCTTTTACCCAAACAATGGCGGTGTCGACCTCGCGGAGGTAATGAACCGGAACGTTGGTAAGTCCGGCTCGCGGATTATCGAGACGAGCAACGCGTGGGAGCCCGGAGCGGAGTCCGTTGCAGAGAACACGTATGACGCCTGGGTCGCGCAGGAAGAGGGACGGCTAAAGGGCAAGGGCAAGATCCTTTATGACGCGAGGGTAGCTCCTCCGGACGTTGACTTTGAGGATGTTGAGTCTATCCGGTCGGCCGTCCGGTTTGCCTATGGGGACGCCCACTGGGTCAATACGGAGAATATCGTTGAGGACAGAATCCTTAGCCCATTGACTCCGCTCGATATCTCCAAGCGTTTTTACCTGAACTGGCCGGAGAGCCCGGAGGATGCCTGGACGACCCAGCAGAAATGGCAGAGGCTGGCGGAGCCCGAATTCTATATCGATGACGGCGACGACATAGCGCTCGGATTCGACGGCTCGCGAGTCGAGGATGCCACGGCGCTAATCGGCTGTCACATTCAGACCGGCTGGACGTTTAGTCTTGGAATCTGGGAGCCAGCCGGTACGCGCTTTATCCCAGTCAGTGAAGTCCTCGCGGCAGTCGAGCAGGTCAAGAGCCGGTTTCACGTCTGTGCTTTCTTTGCGGACGTTAAGGAATGGGAAGAGACGACCAAGATACTCTGGCGCGATTTGTTTACGACCGACTACGAGCTAGACATCTGGGCCGTTCCCGGAGGACGCGACCCGCAGCCGGTCGCCTGGGATATGCGTAGTCACGTAGGCGAGTTTACTCAGGCCTGTGAGATGGTCCTCTCCGAAGTCGAGACGGAAGGCTTTACGCACGACGGCGACGGAGCCCTGGGCCGGCACGTAACGAATGCGCGCCGGAGGCCAAACCGCTGGGGAGTCTCGATAGGCAAGGAATCGCCCAAGAGCCCAAAGAAGATTGACGGCTGCGTGGCGATGATTGTGGCGCGGCACGCGCGGAGGCTCGTCCTCGCGTCAAAGACGTACAAGGAACGTAAGGAAGCCGAAGCCCGGAAGGCCGGAGCGCGAGTCTGGAGTTTCAGTTGATAATTAATCAGGATGAACTAGTACAGATCGCGTCTCAGGCCATGCTTGAGCGAGACTCCGAGCAGCGTCGGCTCTCGCGGATTAGCGACTATGTGCGGGGAAAGCAGGACCGGCCGTATACGCCCAGGGGCGTCAATGCTGAGTACAAGTGGATTGCGCGGAAGGCCAAGCGGAATTTCCTCCGGCTTGTGATATCGGTTGTAAGCCAGAACCTTCATGTGGATGGCTATAGGCCGACCGGAGCGACGGCGAACCAGGCCCTGGGCCCGCAGCGGCCGGAACCGGAATGGGATGCGTTCCGGGCGAACCGTATGATTAGCCGGCAGCACGGAGTCCATCGGTCGGTTATCAAGTACGGCTCCGCGTACGCGGTCGTGCTTCCGGGAGAGATGGCGACGGACGAGGAGCGCCAGGGGAGCAAGGTCCCGGTAATCCGGCCGGTTAGCCCACGCCGAATGACGGCCTTCTACGCGGACGATGTGGATGACGAATGGCCGCAGTTCGCAATCGAGGTCCGGGCCGTTAACCTGCCCCGGCAGAGGTCAAGGGTTTTCGTCTCAGTTTATGATGAGGTCAATCGCTATATCCTCGCGGGGCAGGTCGGGAGCGGGAGCCAGCTTAACCTGGAGATGGCCGATCCAGACGACCCGCTCCTCGCGGGCCAGAGTCCTGTCTCCTCCCACGACCTTGGCGTCTGTCCTGTGGTCCGGTTCCTCTATGAGGCCGACCTCGACGGCGAGGATGACTGTAGCGGTGAGGTAGAGCCGCTTATGCCGATCCAGGACCAGATTAACTCGACTACCTTCAACCTCATGATATCAGAGCAGTTCGCCGCTTTCCGGCAGCGCTGGATTACGGGAATGAGCCCTGTGGATGAGGAAGGCCGGGAAACGGCTCCCTTCCGGCCTGGGGTCGATAGGGTCTGGGCGGCTGAGGACGCGGAAACGAAGTTTGGGGAATTCGGTGAGACCTCGCTCGCGCCGTACTCCGGAGTCCGTGAGGACGGTATCCGGCATATGTCGACTATCTCCCAGGTTCCGCCATATCACCTTCTGGGCCAGATAGCCAACCTAAGCGCGGAGGCTCTCGCGGCAGCCCGCGACGGCCTAGACCGGAAGATTGAGGAGCTACAGTCGCTCCTCACCGATCCCTGGCGGAATGTGTTCCGGCTAACCTCGCTCGCCCAGGGAGACAAGACCGGCTGGAATGACCTCTTCGGCGCAATCATATGGCGCGATACAAGCGCTCGTGCCTTCGGCGCGACGATTGACGGACTTACTAAGGCATCCCAGATGCTTGGGGTTCCGCAGGAGGAGCTTTGGTCGCGGATTCCCGGAGTGACCGCTGACGACGTAGCGGCATGGCGGCTCGCGAAGCAGCGAGCGGAGGCGCAGGCTCTCGTTCAGCAGGCCGTAGCCGCGTCCCAGGAGCCCGCTCCCGGCCTTCCGGGACCTCCGGGAGCGGCCGGGAGCCCGGCCGCGCTTCCTCCCGGCTCCGGCTCTCCTAGCGCTCCGGAGGCCGGCCAGTGACCATGCCGCTTCCGGGTATGCCGGTCGCGCCTCGCGCCGCGTCCGGGCTCCTCCTCACTCAGTACCAGAAACAGCAGCAGTCGATAGCCGTCCGCGCGGCTGTGGCTATTGTCAACCTGTGGAACCGATACGTCGTGCCTTCGCAGTTCGATGAAACCTGGAATGCGCTCAATCCGCTACTCCAGGGAGTTATCGCGACCCACTACGATATGACGGCTGCGGAGGCTGCCCGGTATTATGGGGCCTCACGGGTAATTGCGGGCTTTAAGCCGTACCGGGTTCCGGGAGCGGAGCTTGACCTAGAGCAGCTGGCTCGCGTAGTCGGCTCGATGGGGGCCGGGCAGTTTCACCATTACCTAAAGGAATCCGAACCGGACGTGGCATCGACAATGGCGCGGGACGGCCTCCGGGGAGCCGGGACGCGAATGGTTCTCCTGGGCGGCCGGGATACGATCACCCAGACTGCGGTCAACGATCCCGTGGCGACCGGCTGGGAGCGGATCATAACCCCAGGAGCCTGCGGATTCTGCTCTATGCTCGCGGGTCGCGGAGGAGTCTATACAGAGGCAACGGTCGGATTCCGGGCGCACGATCATTGTCATTGCGTCGCGCGGCCGGTATTCGAGGGACAGAAATCCGTTAATGAGGAACTGTCGGCCGCGTGGGGCCGGGAGACGAGAGGCTTTAGGGGCAAGGCCGCAGTAGCCGAATGGACTAAGTACTGGGAGAGCAGGAATGGCAACGGACCTGGAAAAGAGGAAGCGGCTCCAGCAGCAAGGCCGGGCTCTCCCTCCGTCGGACAAGAACCAGTCGGACGCACCGCGATTCCCCATTGAGAGGAGACACGGAGAGAATTCCCTAGAGTCGGCAATCAAAGCGGTCGGTAGAGCCCGGCCGAATACGGAGGAGGAGCACGCCAAGATACGCGCTTACATAAAGCGAGTCGCTAAGGCTCGCGGCTGGGGAGCCGATATCCCAGATAGCTGGAAGTGAGGATATGAACGCTGGAGATGAGTTTATCCATGATAGCCCGGACGGGACCGGCTACGGGCACGCGGCCAGAGGCGAGGAGCTAACGGCCGAAATGACAATGCTTGACCTCAAGAACGGAACCGTCGTCACATACATGGAGGATGACGATTCCGGATGGCATCTCGTTTCCTGGACTGATGATCTAGGAATCGAACGCATTACCGCAATCGACCCGGAATACTTCGGGACGAATTTCACGCCTGCCTAGGAGGACAGAATGCCACTACTCTCAGCCGGCCAGCTCATGCAGTATGGTGAGAAGCAGGCCCTGGAAGCAGTATTCCGGAAGACCCAGAGCCCGGCCGTCGCAGCCGTCTATATGGCGCTCTCGACGTCAGCTCCATCTGGGGTCCTTAACTCGACGGACCTTACGATGGCGGGTACGTCCATCAATGAGTACGCGACGGCCTCCGGCTACGCGCGGCAGGTCTACGGCCCGGCCAATGCCACGTCGGCCTCGCCGTCCGTCATCTACAATACGGCCCAGCTAACCTGGGGACCGTTCACAAGCGCTCCCGGAACCTGTAACTGGGGTATCTGCTGCGACGCGGCATCAGGAACGGCCGCGAATGCGATTGCGGCATTCCTCCTCGCGTCCTCGCGGACTCCGGCGATTGGCGACAGTCTCCAGGCTGCGGCTGGTACCGGGTCGGCCGGAGTCGGCTTCCTCTGCCAGGTGTGAGATGAGACAAGACATAAGCCCGGCTATCCCGGACCTCCGGGTACCGCGAGCCGATCCCTGTGGGGCCTGGAAAGGTGACGGGAATATCTGCGGCGCGACTCCGGCGAGTCTCTACCGGAGGACCTGCGCGACTCCAAGCCACGTCCGGGATATCTGGCTCTGTGGCGTTCACGCCGCTATCGTCGCCTGCGGAGGAGCTACCTGCCACGACTGTGCTATCCGTGGAGGTCCCTCCCAGGCCCGGATAATCCGCCTATCAGAACCGCTGAGGTTTGGGTAATGGCAATATACGACGTACCCTGGTCGATTACCGGAGTTAGCAACCAGGCCCTAGCCTGGCTCCGGAGTACGGCCGGTAAGGACATGCGCGTATTTGAGATAGGCGTATGGCTCGAATCCGGTACGGTCGCGGCATCAGTCATCGGCCTTGGCCGTCCGGCAGCCGTCTCGGTATCTCCTACCTCACTCGTCCCGCAAGCGGAGGACACGTCGGCCGGAGCCGCTACGGGTATTGCGGCCGTAGCTGCTACGACCAAGCCGACCGCTCCTACCAACTTTATGCGCCGGTTCGGAGTACCGGCTGTGCTCGGCTCCGGTATTGTCTGGCCCTTCCCGCGCGGCCTGGTTGTGCCGACAGGGCCAGCTGAGCTTGTGATCTGGAATATCGGGGCATCGACATCCGTCTTTGGCGGATACTTCACCTATGACGAGTAATGTCAATAAGTGGGGTAGGCACCCTAGCCTCGATTAATGCCGCAGGGCAGACGACCCTGTCGCATACAAACAGCGCTATCGGTAACTGCCTAGTTGTGGGGATGAAGATATCATCCCTGACTATTACCATCGCCAGTATCTCCGGAGGCGGTGCTACGGGATGGGTCCGGATAGCCGGGCCGAATAATGACGGTGGCCGTT